TGCGAGCGTCGAGTTTTCGACCTCGATAGGACCGTTTATTACGATACCCCGTTCATCGCTCTCCCACCGGTCCAAAACCCGGTGAGCTTTGGCCACGTTGCAAATGGCCTCAGCCTTCTCGCACTCGCGATTAGGTAAGAGCAGCACCTCATCAGTGCTTACCCTGCCTGCTCGGCAGATACATTGACAAAGGGATAAAACCCATGCCTCAGTACCAGCCCGTCGTCATCGCTGACGGCGAAAGCACCCCGGTCAACCATACCTACGACATTCGTTCTTTGTCGAATGGTCGGCTGATCGCGGTGAACCGAGCTGCCCCGACGATTGAGACCCAAGAGATTCTTGGTGTCGAAGTCAAGGGGGCGGCGAGCTCGAAGGGAACTTCCAAGGTTCGCATTACCCTTGGGATGCCCCACCCGGTGACCAACACCGACACTGGCGAGACCGAGCCGGGCGAGGTTAACTCCGTTGTTATGGAGTTCAACTTTGCTCCGACCTCGACTTTCCAGCGCAGGAAGAACCTGCGTACGCTGGCGATGAATCTGCTGGCGAACGCTGCGGTTGCGGAGGCCATCGACGATGTTGAGCCGTATTACGGCTAACATCTTAGAGGCCGCCCTTCCGCTCTTCCTGGCCGCCCTTTGCGGGGCGGCCCTTCTTCTCCTATTACAAGGGAGTATTCGCTTATGGCGAAATCGAAGGCTAATAGGGCTTACCGCCCTACTGATGTCGATGTTGATCTTGATCTTGTGGAGTTCGCTAGGTCGCTCGCAAGAGCGACCGGACGCGACAACCTCCTTCAGTATTTCGAAGGAGAGCTCATCCCTGGAGAGTACGGAGAAGGGAAACCTTCTTCGAGCGATCCAGAAGAGTTCGCGGTTGATTATCTGTGGCAAGAGCTCTTTAGTAAGTTTGACGACGGAAAGTCGTCTGCTGCTAAATCCTCCTCTGCTATCGATAAGTTCCATGAGGCCGAGATGCGGTGTGGCCGGACAAACTCATCCCTTTCTCGCGTGGTCGGACTGCCGAGTAATATGGCACGATCCGACATCGAGCAGATATTGTGTCTCGCTCGACGAAAAATACGTGAGGTTCTGGGACGACTCAATCTGAACCACATCGAGTCGCTGATGGGGCATACGGGCGGTGCGAGTTTCTCGCTTGCCCGTAGGCATTCCTTCGCAACTAACAAGATCTCAGGTACACCTGAGACGACATACGGCAACCTTCCGTGGTGCCAAGCACTGTATGTGTACTATGGACCATCCTGGTCCGGTGCACTGAAATTGCACGGCCCCGCGGCCTTCGACATTGTCGAAGGTAATCGGGTTACGACTGTTCCGAAGAACTTCAAGTGCGATCGCATTATCGCGATCGAACCCCGTATGAACATGTATGTTCAGAAAGGGTTTGGGAACCTTATCCGCAAGAGATTGCGAGATGAAGGTGTGGATTTGGACAATCAAGAGGTGAACCGTGATCTGGCCAGAGTCGGGGCTGCGTGTGGATTTCTATCCACACTTGACCTGTCTTCTGCGTCAGACACTGTTTCTCTCGAACTTGTCCGCTTCCTGCTCCCACATGACTGGTGTATGGCACTTGAGCAGTGCCGTTCGCCGGTCGGAGTTCTACCTGACGGTACGAAAGTTTTGTACCGCAAGTTCTCATCCATGGGTAATGGCTATACGTTTGAGTTAGAGAGTTTAATCTTTTACTCGCTCGCATGGGCCTGTAACCGTTATATGGGTGAGCCGGATACCTCGTTTATCAACGTGTACGGGGACGATATCATCGTACCTGTACGGCTGGACCCCCTAATGCGTCGAGTCCTTGACGCGGCAGGGTTTGTGGTGAACGCTCGTAAGAGCTTTTCATCAGGTCCTTTCCGTGAATCGTGCGGGAAGCACTACCACGGCGTTTACGAGGTCAGTCCGTTCTACGTGAGGCGCGATGTGCGTACTTTAGGGGGTTTATTCCTCCTTCATAATAAGTTGTACCGGTGGTACCACATGATGGTGTCACAAGGTATGGCGAAGTATGCACGCGGAGTTTCAAACGTTCTTGTTTGGCTCCGGTCCATCGCTCCAAAGCAATGGAGAGTTCCAAAACTCCCAGACGGTTTCGGCGACGGTGCTTTCATTGGCACCTTCGACGAGATACGGCCATCTGTCGTCGTTCCGAACGGTGTTCGAAACGGCTGGGATGGCTATGTCGTACGAGTTTTGCTCCAGCGCTCCTACCATTTCGATTTACGAGATGGTAGCATTTGCGTCAAAAAGAGAGGTCACTGGTCGGTTGTGAAACCGGCTAGTACCTACCTCGGGGAAGGACGAAAGTTCCTTTCCTTGAGAGCATCTTCGCCCGAAAGGACAGAGATGTTTCTTTATGACCGCAAAGGCGTAGTGACGGCGGGGTGGATATTCTTACCCCGGCAGTCGTTCAGCCAGTGGCTAACGCCACTTTTCCCGGGATAATCCCGGGTGGAGGGGGGTCCTACTGACCCCTGACGGTTTG